GAAAAAGTAATCAAGGGGCAAGAAGAAGCACCTGACTTTTACGGCATGGTAGCGGCTGCTGTTATTGACCCCACTGGCAGATTAGCCACAGGCGTAAACTATCTGTACGGCAATGAGCGTATACATGCCGAAAGAGTCGCCATAGACAACTATGAAAAAAAATATGGCGAATTACCACCTAACTGTATTGTAGTTACTACATTAAGTCCGTGCAATCAAGATACCGGTGACATAAAAGAGGTAACTTGCACAGAAGTGTTGAATAAAAAGAACATCAAAATAGCCTATTGTGGATATCGTGATCCAACTCAACATCGTGACGATAATGATTTTAAAATTCTTATTACAAAAAATGAAAAAATAGAGAAAATGTGCAAGGAATTAGCTGATACATTCTTAAAAAATAAACTTGATGAAAATACTCAACATCGACATACTGAAGTTTTCAAATATGATCTTAATGGTTGGATAATTTATCAAAATGATCATGCAGCTATTAGAGCAGCAACCAGACAGATAGGTCCCATAATGCAAAATGGTCTGCTGGAAGCAACCTCTAATATTCATAATCTTGCCAATAAAATTCCGGTTGGTGGAGATTTTTGGGTACAAGACATAAAAACAAATAGTAGTTTATATTTTAAAAGACTAGATATTCCTTCAGAGCCACAAGCATTGCGCTGGGAAACAGCAGTCAAGGATGTGCCTAGGGCATCAAGTAAAACTCCTGTGTTCAAAGTAAATGCATATACTAAACCAGAAAGTCCAGAAGATATAGCATTTATGAAAAAACTAAAGTTTGCTGCTCGTTTTACAGGAGTAGATGCATTGGCTGCTAATCTAACACAACGGGCACAAAAACATAAAAGTGACCCTGACCAAATTATCAGTGATCCAGAGAAACAGGATAGTGATAGATATAATCGTGCATTCAAGCAGACTGCCCAGGTAAAGAAGACTGGTGTGGCAGAAGTAAAGGGCATTGGCATTAACATATATCCCGCAGAATAACCTTTAATTAATAATCCACTAAATACAGTATGGCTAAACAATTTGTCCGCATACTGAGTAATATTGATTGTGAATGGGAAGGATTAAGTCCTATTTACCGATTATATGTCAATGACGAACTGTTTAGTGAAAGAACTTGGATTTGGACTGATAGTACGCTAGAAGAGAATTTACAGATAGAAGCGGAACCTGGTGATTATAAGCTATATTATGAGTTATTGTCACCTAATTTAGCCAAATTAAAAGTAGGTAATTTAAGTGTGGAATATGGGCCCGTTGAAATTATAGATAACACGCATTTTAGGATAGTATAATGTCATTGTATAAGCCGGTAAATCTTAAAGAAGAAGCATCATCTGGTTCCACCAGTTCTGGAAGCATTGCCACTGTATCTGCTCCACTTGGTGCTGTCCAAAAAAGAATTCCTGCAGATAGTTTGTTTTTCACTAAATATACTAATGATGAGAATCCAACGCCTAATACGCCGGATTCTTATAAAACATATAAACGGAACAAGTGATGCTATCAGACTTAATGAAAACTTTATTGGCCAGTGACTTTAGCTATTACCTAAAAGCTCATATGTTCCACTGGAATGTGGAAGGAAAAGACTTTTATCAATATCACAAGTTTCTTCAGAAAGTTTACGAAGATGCATACGAAGCAGTAGATAAAATTGCTGAACAAATCCGTACATTAGGTGAATATGCTCCTGGCAGCCTTACCCGTTATAATGAATTAACCCGTATACCGGATCAAACTAAGATACCACGTGCTGAATTGATGCTAAAAGAATTATTGCATGATTCTCACACTATGATTGAACTTCTTAATGAATGTTTTGCTGCTGCGGAAGAAGAGAACAAGCAAGACATTGCTAATTTTATCGCTGAAAGATTAACTGCCACAAACAAGTTTATCTGGATGATATCAAGTTTTTTGAAGGAATCTAGAGCATAATGACAAATGACATGTACAGTATAATCGAAAGGTTAGCTATCCTAGAAGGGCGTATTGCTCCAAAGGATAGTAAACCTATTACAGAAACTAAGCAAAAGAAACCTGTGCTTTTCAATAATTTAAGAAAAGTTAGTGAAGATGTTACGCCTATGGTAGGTGGCGTTGAATTTGCCGAAGATACAATGGAAGAAGATGTATTGTCAAAAGTTAAGTCAAGTTTAGCTGACTATCTACACTCTGCTGAAGCTGATCTTGCACAAGATAAGGATTTACTTGCTAAAAAGAAACAAGACTTAGATCTTAAGAAAAAAGAACTAAGAGATTTGGCATTACAAGCAAAGCCTAAGCATCGAAATAAAGAAATGGAAAGTTATGGATTAGACGAAGATCCAACACAAGAACCAGCGTCTGGCGAAGCACCAGCTATGCTAACAGATCCAACATTGCCAGAAGGCATGAAGTCAGCACCCGTTAAAACAGTGCATGTGCCCGTTGATGAAGAAGTTGGACTTAGCGGTGGCGGCGGTGCTGTTTTGGTTGAAATACATGGTGATGAGCGTGTTGGATTTCGTATTCGTCGTGCTGGAAAAGAATTACCTAGACGATTTAAAAGTCTAGCAGAATGTGAAATGGCATTGGAAATGTATATGTCTCATCGCAAAGCACAGAAAGTTGCTGATGAATCTGCTGATTATATTGAGGAAGCATAATGAATTTGTTTGATCTATTTGAAAGTAACCGCAAAGATGTTGAGGAAGCAAGATTTTCTCACCCATTAGTCAAAAGTAAAGTTAAATTTGAAACTGATAATCCTACTCCTGCTGCAATGTTAGAGTATTTTAAAACATCTTTAGTACAAAATGGATTACACTGGCGCAATAAAATGGAACAAACAGGTTTGACTGGTATGAATCCAATAGAATTTGTGGCCCGCCAAAAAGCATGGAGCCACGGCTATGGCAATATGAGTGACAAATATTGGAATAGAATTAAACCATTATTAAGCGTTGAAAATAATGACGTTGATGAAGGATATAAGGTTGTTCCTAGCATCAATCGTGAACGTTATACTGACCTAAGTCATGAAGGACTTGAGGGTCCATTTAGGTTAAAATCTGGCAAAGTTGTTTATTATGATCCTAAAGTAGGTCAATATTACGACCGTGATTCTGATTTCTATATGTCGCATGACGATTACGCAGCACATGAACTTGATGAAAAATCAAACAAGCTAGGCTTTAAATTAACTCCTACTTTAGTAAACAGACGGCAAGCACATGCTCTTACAACTGGATTTAAGAAAAGTAAGTTTAACTTTGAAGAATATGAAGCAGAATCACTTGATGATGAATTGGCTAATTTCAGAAGTAATAAGTCAGGGGCTGGCCGCGCTCAAAATCCATTTGCTAGTGCTAAACCAGAGCGCACTCGTGAAATTCCACGTAAACCTCAGATATCTTCAGCTGAAGAACAACAACGAACTAGTCAGTTAAATCGCTGCAAACAATTACTTGATGTCGTTAATGCTACTAAACGTACAGATGCAACACTATCACGCATAGGCAACTATATAGATAAGATAGATGTTAATCACTTCAATCCAGGTGAATTAGATAACATAGAAAAATATCTATCTAACTACGTGGCAGGTGCCGTTGCTAAAAAATCACGTAAAGCTAGCAAGCATGGAAAAGTAACAATGATTAATCCAGATGATGTTATGGCAGAAGGAATAGGCCCTGATATGAATGATCCATATCAGCAGGGTTGGTATGCAGGATTTAAACAGGTACCAAATCCGTACCAAAGAGGTACACCAGAGTATGATAGATGGGAAGATGGTTATGCAGATCGTATGGATCAACCTAATTACTATGATGAAGATGTTACTGAAAGAGCAGAGCCAGTAAAATTCTCAGCAAAGTACCCAGGCAAGTCGAAAGGAAAAGACTATTATGACTATCACGGTGATAATTTTGAGCCAGGTGACCCAGATGACTTAGAGATAGATAGGTACTCAGATGAGCCAGTTCATAATTTTCTTGCCAGAACTCAAAGAAGCACCCGTGCTCCTAGGTTTGATCAAGATTATAATACAATGCATGAAGGCAAAACTGGACCTGGTTTGTGGGCAAATATACATGCAAAACAAAATCGTATTAAGCATGGCAGTGGTGAGCGTATGCGTAAGCCAGGCAGTAAGGGTGCTCCTACCGCAGCTAATCTTAAAGCAGCTAAGACTGAGAGTATGACAGAAGGTGGACGTCTTGATATGAGCAGTCCAGAGGAAAAGGCAGCACGTAAAGCATATATCAAAGCCAATGGACATCCTCCGCCATTAACTCCAACCAGTGTGGTGGCCAAATATAACCCTGAGAATGATAAAAAAATGAGAGACTATTATCTCAGACGAAAAGGAATTCCACAAGACAAGCTGGATAAAATGAAAGAAGATGGTGTATCTGAAGCTACAGGCGATCCAAAGTTTGACAAGATGCTTAAGGGTATCACTGGTAAAAAAGTAGTGGCTAAGCAACAAAAAGCTGATACCAAGCAGCAGTCCCGTGATGCGTTTAATAATATGTTTGGTGGTGGAAATCCTGCTGATGCACTCAGTATTAGGAAAAAAGGTGTGTCGGAAGGTGCCAAAGTTGATCGCATGGTTCAACACATTAAATCTAGCGAAAAAAAAGCTGGTAAATCTTCTAAAGATGCTGAAAACATAGCATGGGCTACAGCTAACAAGCGTGGCATGCTAGATAATAAAAACAAGAAAAAAAATGTAAAAGAAGATGATATGGCTAGCGCAGCCCATCATTCATCTGGCGCTAAATTTGGAGGATATTATAAAGGCACACAAAAAGGTGCTCCACGTCCAGGACAAAGTTTTGGATCTATGGAAGAGTCTATTAGCTTAAACACTACTGTCAAAGCTATTGCCAATGACATTGGTGAACCAATCACTAGTCTATATGCCACATTAAAGAAGATGGCTAAAAGTTACTATGACAACAATGGTGATCTAAAGCGTTTTGGTTTAGTAGCAGCTGGAGTTGGCAGTCGTTGGTTTCAAACTTACTATGTTAATAAAATGCAAACGGACTTGTATGACTTAACTAGACAAAGTCCTGCACATGCCGCTGAATTAAAACAATTCCTTCGTGGCAAAATGGTAAAAGATAATCTTGTCATGCCTAAGAGTTTTAGTGAAATCAATAAGGATCTTCCTGAAATTCTTGCTAGAATGGGTACCAAAATGGGCGCAGAAGCACTAGCAAAGAATGCTAAGGCTTGGGTTTATAATAAGCACGATTATGAAGATTTCATTAATAAGTTACTCAACGGCAAAGGTGACGATGATGATGAAGGCGACGGTTACGGCACTCCTGCTACTGTAGATACTCCTAGCAAAGATGCCTTATTAGGAAAGCAACGAAATCATGCAGAAGAAATTGTTAATGATGTATTAAGAAAATTACCGTCAAGTGTAGCAGGTGATATTCGTAATGCCATTGCTCGTGCTCCTAACAAATTACAAGCACTACAGCAAGAGTTACAAAAACGTAAAATTGCTCCACCTATGGAAGAAGGATGGAAAAGTAAATTAGCCGGAGCGGCACTTGCTGGTGCTGCTGCGTTTGGGGGTGGCGGAGCTCATGCCAATGACCAAATAGCTAAAGATACTCAGGCAATCACCCAGGCAATTCAGTCCGGCCAAATGAAGCCTAAAGAATATGCACCCGGTGAAATTTCCCTTTCTCAAATATATAATCATCCCAAGTGGAGAGAAACAGTACAGGCTATGCTCAAAAAGTATCCTAAAAATCACGAGGAAGACCAAAGGGCGGCAAATGCCGCCAAAGAGGTTATCAAACAAATGATCCAACAGGGAAATGTACGAGAGGGGATTGCAGGCAATATGAAAGTACGGTCTGATCCATTGACTAATTTGAAACAGCACAAAGATATAAAAATGAAAACTCCAGATCCTTTTAAAGGCATGACTAATCACAATAATCTAGCAAGTGCTAAAGCAAGAAATCTAGTTGCTAAAGGTGCTCAGACAGCAGGCCCAGGCACTGGATCTCACAAAAATAAAGCGTTAGATGTTAAGAAAGGATTAACTCGCAATCTCAAACATAAGGGTAAATTTGATTTTTCAGAATCATCTAATTTCTTGACCTGGGCAGTTTCATCTGGATATAATGTTATTACTAATCCAGCTGTGTATGAAAATGCAAAGCGAGTATACAATCGTCTGTTAACTGAAAGCAAAGGTGACTTAAAGCCTGGACAATATTACATCTGGACCGTTCATTTTGATGATGGTGATACTAGTCGTATTAAGATCAAAGATGAAAAATTTGATGTTAAAGCATATTACAAACAGCAAAATAAATCTGTTGTAAATGTCGATTATAATTGGGAACCGCATAATGGATAATTACCCAGTATATCCTGAGCAAGAAGAGGGTGATGATAGTGATTACAAACGTAATCCCTACGCACCCACTTAAAGAACCCTGCCTTAGGGACGTTTGATGCTGCGGTAAAGGCGTCCGCGCAATTGAACTGCTCCGCGTAGTGAGCTGAGGGATAAAGTAACCCTCACTTCACCATTTTCTATTGTATAAAGTAATAATTAGTTTATAATAGTTACTTACAACAGGAGAATTACATGTCAGATAGAACATTTTCAGGTGAGCAAACCAAAAAGTTAGAAGCCATGATTAACGAAGGTATGCAAGTTATGATGGAAATTGAAACACTTACTGGTGGATTAAACGACACTATTAAGGCTGTGGCAGAAGAGCTTGATATCAAACCAGGCATTCTTAAAAAAGCAATTCGCTTAGCACACAAAGCTGAATTTGGCAAAGAACAGCAGGATCATAGTTTGTTAGAAACTATCTTAACACAAACAGGAAAAACTCTGTAAGTGAGTTATGTAGACGCATTATATTCGCGGGATTCTGATCGTATACATATAGTAGAGCGAGTAGATGGCAAGCGAGTTTATAAAGAATATCCTGCCAACTACATTTACTATTACGATGATCCTAGGGGTAAGTTCCAATCAATCTATGGGACTCCTGTAGCTAGGTTCTCAACGCGAAACTTAAAAGAGTTTCGTAAAGAAGTAGCTATGCACCAAGGCAAGCAACTGTACGAATCAGATATCAACCCCGTATTTCGTTGTCTTGAAGAAAACTATAAAAACAAAGATGCACCCGCATTACATGTGGCATTCTTTGATATTGAGGTAGACTTTCATAAAGAAAAAGGATACTCACCTACATCAGATCCGTTCAATGCTATTACCGCTATTTCTGTTTATCTACAATGGATGGAACAGTTAGTTACATTGGTAATACCACCTAAGCACATGAGTATGGAAACAGCAATAGAAATTGCTGTTGATTTTGAAAATACTATTGTATTTGACAAAGAAGAAGAGATGCTCAAGACATTCTTAGACTTTATTGAAGATGCTGATGTATTATCAGGATGGAACAGTGAGGGATACGATATTCCATATACAGTAAATCGTATTACCCGTGTACTGAGCAAAGATGATACTCGTAGATTTTGTCTATGGGATCAACATCCAAAAGCTCGTGACTTTGAACGTTATGGCGCTACCAGCACGACATATGACTTAGTTGGTCGTATTCATATGGACTATATGCAATTGTATCGCAAATATACATACGAAGAAAGACATAGCTATAGTTTAGATGCTATTGCTGAGTATGAGCTTGGTGAACACAAAACACAATATGAGGGTACATTAGATCAGCTGTATAATCAAAACTTTAAAAAGTTCATTGAGTATAACAGACAAGATACCATGATTCTAAACAAGCTTGACACTAAGTTAAAATTGATGGACTTGGCAAATGAACTTGCCCACGCAAATACGGTACTAATACCCACTACCATGGGTGCTGTTGCTGTAACTGAGCAAGCTATTATCAATGAAGCACATGAACGTGGACTAGTTGTGCCTAATCGTAGAACAAAATCAACTCAAGAGGACACAGCAGCAGCTGGTGCTTATGTAGCATTTCCAAAGAAAGGCATGCATCCTTGGATTGGAGCTGTTGATATTAACAGTTTGTATCCATCTGCCATTCGTGCGTTGAATATGGGAATGGAAACTGTTATAGGTCAGTTAAGACCAATAATGACAGACAAATACATCAACGATATTATAGATCAAGGCAAAACATCAACGGTAGCATGGGAAGGTTTATTCTCTTCTCTTGAGTATACTGCTGTGATGGAACAAAACCGTGGCATAGAAATTACTATTGACTGGCAAGATGGAGATAAATCAACTCACTCTGCTGCTGAAATTTGGAATATGATATTCAATAGTAATCAACCGTGGATGTTAACAGCAAACGGCACTATTGTTACATATGAGCGCAAGGGTGTAGTCCCGGGGTTGCTAGAGCGGTGGTATTCAGAACGTAAAGAACTACAAGCAAAGAAAAAAGCAGCAACAGATCCAAAAGAAATTGCTTTCTGGGACAAACGACAGTTAGTTAAGAAAATTAATCTTAATAGTTTATATGGTGCTATTTTGAATCCTCATTGCCGATTCTTTGATAAACGTATTGGACAGTCAACTACTTTGTGTGGCAGAAGCATTGCTAAACATATGGCAGGGTACATCAATGAGTGTATTTTAGGTGAAAAAGATCACTTAGGTGATTCTATCATATACGGCGACACAGACTCATGCTACTTCACCGCATGGCCTGCTATCAAGGATGAAGTTGCCAAGGGCACTATGGAATGGAACAAAGAAATTTGTATTCAGTTGTATGACAATATCGCTGATCAAGTTAACAATTCATTTCCTGCATTCATGGAACAAGCATTTCATTGTCCTCGCGAGGCAGGTGAGTTAATTAGAGCAGGCCGTGAATTAGTAGCATCAAACAGTTTGTTCATTACTAAGAAACGTTATGCTGTATTAATTTATGACTTAGAAGGTAACCGTTTAGATGTAGATGGCAAACCTGGCAAATTAAAAGCAATTGGATTAGATCTAAAACGCAGCGATACTCCAAAGGTTGTTCAAGAGTTTTTGTACGAAATTCTCCAGAAAGTTCTTACTGGCACTGAACGAGCAGAGATTATTGAACGTATACTTGAGTTTAAACTTGAATTCAAAGATCGGCCGGCATGGGAAAAAGGTACACCTAAGCGTGTGAATAATCTAACATCATACACCAAGAAGGAAGAAGCAGCAGGTAAAGCTAATCTGCCTGGACACGTTCGTGCTGCACTGAACTGGAATAATTTGCGTAAGATGAATGGTGATAATTACAGTATGCAAGTAGTTGATGGCATGAAAACTATCGTATGTAAATTGAAAGCAAATCCGTTAGGATGGAGTAGTATTGGTTATCCTACTGATGAACAACGATTGCCACCGTGGTTTAAAGAACTGCCGTTTGATGATAGTTTAATGGAATCAACTATTGTTGATCAAAAAATTGATAATCTATTAAGCGTTCTAAACTGGGATTTAGCAAGTGCCACTAATACAGAAAACACATTTCAATCATTATTTGAGTTTTAAATGACAGTAACAGATTTAGTATTTTTTAAAAATCAACTAGAAAAATTATCAGTTGCTCCTATATATCAAGAGGCAAATGCGTCACTAGATAAATTTTTATATTTGGTTGATAATCATTCATCTGAAAATCTTAATAAGTTTGTGAATAAACATTATGGTATAAAAGAAGCATTTGATTCTTTTGATAATGAAGTGACAACACTTAAGGCAAGCCTAAAACAAGATATTGAAACAGCAGAAAAAGTACTATTTCAGCAAAGTTATAGTTCATATCATGATGAAAGTATATATGATTCTTTACATATTCTAGGCAGAAGATGGCAACCAGACATTAATCTTGATTTGTTTTATGCCAGGGTTAGGCGAAATGTAGACTGGCATTATCCTGCTATGATTTTGCGACCTGGCTTTGCAAATTTCGTTGATGAATTGGTAGGGTATGATCCATTATATCTAGTTGATATTAGTCATAAATTTATTGAGCCGGTATTAAATAAATTCAATCAGCAATATCAACAAAGATTGCGTATATATGCAGTTAAAGAAGATTCAGATCAAGAAATATTAGGAAAAATTCCTAATAATCAATTTGGCATGATAATTGGATGTCATTTTTTTAATTTTAGACCGCTTGAAGTAATTAAGCGTTATCTTGAAGAAATTTACACTAAACTAAGACCAGGTGGAGTGTTTATGATGACATTCAACGATTGTGATCGGTGGAGTGCGGTAAAATTGGTGGAAGAGAAGAAGGATGGCTCTTATACACCAGGCAGCTTAATCTTTGAATTAGCCAAAACGTTAGGTTATGAAATTGATTATTGTTGGCATGATGAAGGGCCACAAACCTGGCTAGAATTACGTAAGCCAGGTGCATTAACTTCATTACGTGGTGGACAAACATTGGCTAAAATAATGCCAAAATAATTATCATTATGCCAAAATACTTTAAGTATCAGAAGTATTACGCTATAATAAACTTAATAACAAAGGAAATATAAATGCATGATCAACTCTTAGATTTAGTCAGTCACACAAATGGCTTAGGATCTATTAATCAAATTCGGGTAGTAGGAACAGATACAGAAACAAATTTCAACGGTATCGCTGAAGATCGTTCAGTAGTATTAGAAGGTGGATTGATTAATCCAATGCCTGAGTTTGTTGGTACATTTGGTATGCCAAATTTAGAAAAACTTAAAATTCTTTTGAATTTACAAGAGTACAAGCAAGACGCTAAATTGTCAATTAGTCGCAAAGCAGAAGGCGAACCTGATCAAATGAACTTTGAAAACAAAGCAGGTGACTTTAAAAATAGTTATCGTTTCATGGCATCTGAACTTGCCAATGAAAAAATCAAATCACCTAAATTCAAAGGTGTTAAGTGGAATGTTGAGTTTGAACCAACCGCATCTGCTATTGTTCGTCTAAAGATGCAAGCAACAGCAAACGCAGAACAAACCACATTCCAAGCTAAAGTTGAAGATGGACATTTAAAGTTCTTCTTTGGTGACCACAGCACACATGCTGGTAGTTTCATATTTCAACATGATATAGTTGGTGATATCAAACGAGCATGGCCATGGCCAATCAAAACTGTTATCGCTATCTTAGATTTGACCGGTGACAAAGTTATGCGTATTAGTGATGAAGGTGCTGCCCAGATTATCGTTAACTCAGGCTTAGCTGTATACACTTACACTATCCCAGCACAAAACAAGTAATAAATTATTGCAGTACTGTCTTAGATGCAGATTCATCTAATAACATTAACATTAACATTAACAATAGTAATTAAAAGGAATTAAAATGGGTAAATTGTCTTTCAAACCTAATGAACGTGCGAATCAAACTCTAGATGATCTAAGTACATTCTTAGAATTTTGTAGAGAGTACGGTTATCGGTTTAACGAAAACGATTTGTATAACTTTAGAAGTTATGCGTGGCAACAATACAACAAATTTGTTCAAGGCAAGAATGCCAAGAATATGTGGGTTGAAGATGCTAGAAGATTTGGTAAATCAAGTTAAAAGTATCGCCACACTATAAGTAACAGTGGAGGATTATTCCTCCACTTTTTTATAAACTGGTTTATTACAATGAAAATTTTAGTATGTGGCAGTTCTGTAGTAATGCCTGATCTATCAAAGTCGTGGACACAACGAACTTGGATTCATCATCTACAGCAAAAATTAAATTGCGAAGTTGTGAATATATCACGATCAGGTTGTGGCAATCAATACATGCATGATGCGGTAGTGGCTGAAGTTACCGAACGAAATTATGATCTAGTATTAGTATCTTGGAATATAGCTGACCGTATAGAATTTAGAACAAAATATAATCTTAGATTATTTGATTGGGACAGAAATGGTGGAAATCCGCATGATCAATATATGCAAAAAGATTGGATTTTTCCGCATACTCCTGATGCAGTAATGCCATCCGAGGAAGATGCCGAATATAAAAATAAAATTTTTAAAGAATACTTTTATGCTTTGCCAAAATACGAGAGAAATCATCAGATAATGTTAACTCATGCGTTATCACTTCAGTCTACTCTTAAGTCGTATGGTATACCGTACACCTTTGTTTGGTACAGAACTCTATTGAAACTTAAAAAATTTGACAGATATTATGATAAGATTGATTGGAATTATGTGCATCCAGATAGTCTTTTTAGACAATCTAAAAATATGAAGATGTGGGATTCTAAATCTCTACATCCAACTGATGATGCATATCGTTGGTATGCTGATGAGATGTATAAGTTCCTTAATGACAGGAATCTAATAAAGCCCTAGATATTTTACCAGCTGGGCTAAGTGGAATTGAGTCTACACACTTAAGTACAGCTGGTTTACAATGTTTACCTAAACTTATTAAGAAGTTCTTAATACTATCTTCATCACAAGTGCCTACATATAAACACTTAACACGATCAGTTCCAAATACAACACATTCCTTCATTCCGGAAATATTTTGTAATAGTTGTCGTTCTATCCTTACAGGATTGATTTTAGAACCTTTAACATTAATTTGATCTCTACTACGTCCTAATATACGATAATAACCCATTTCGTCTTGGTCAGCTAGATCCCCTGTATCATACCAATCACTATGACAAATATTAAAACCTTTAATCATTAAATGACCATTTTCAATTTTAGCTTCTATGCCATCTGGCAATCCTACTGTGCCAACTCGTTGTGGACCAGCAAGAGGATTAGTGAAACAGTGACTCATTGCCTCTGTCATGCCAAACGCTTCAACGATAGGCACATTAAACTTTGAGCTTAACTTGTGATACAAATCGTGTGGCATAGGAGCACTAGCAGAGCGTATGAATCTTAAATTGTCAAAATCTAATTCAGCAATAACTCTTAGTACATCAGGAATGGCAGTTATAAAAGTTGATTTAGTAGAAGGAAAGGTTTTAATGTCTTTCATAGTAATGTAGGTAGTTTCACATCCTGCTAACTGAGTTGCCCAGTAAAAACCCTGCCCATGGGCATGCCATAGACTCATGATGCTGGTGTATCTATCATTAGCTGTCAAATTGTATGATCTAACAATAGTAGCAGCCATGTTGTTTAGCTGTGCTTGTGTGAAACTACAAAACTTACTATCTCCCGTGGTACCTGATGTATACCAAAGTACTCGTTCGTTAGGATAGTCATTGCCGTTTCTAACTTTTTCTTGGTCTTTAGTAATGTATAAACTCCAGTCAGAGTTATCTAATAGATATCTATTCCTAGCTTCAGGAGCATTAGGATTTATAATCATTATAGAATGATCTTTTAACTGAGGAATAAAGTGTTGTGGATTGTCAACACATAGCACGGCACGTTTCATAGGAATATTTATATACCAAAATGCTTGTCACATTCTTTTTGTTATAGTACAATACGTTATGACTAAATCCATTAACCAACTAATAGTAGTAACAGGAACCGACGATTATATGCCAACGCTACATGAAATTTTTGAACGACGGACTTCAACTCAAGAAGAATATGATAGTCTTTATAACTCTGACAACTTATACATTGTCTGGGCAAAGAAAAAAGATGATGCTCAATTAAGTGATTTTGTCAATGCTATTGACGCAGAGTATTATTTGTGGACTAATACTTTGACTGGCACTAGTAAAAGTACATCTAAACTTAAAAATGATTCAGTAGATGGATCAATTCAGGGTCACATTTTTAGTGTCACAGCAAAACAGATGGATCTATTTGAAAAAGTAGCACTAATGCCGTCTATGAAATATGGATATCGTTTTGACAAACATGATATCAATGACCTTAAAGCAAAAGAAAAACAAGCAATGATTGACGCTCTTAGCCGTCCAGATGAGGATAGTGATGATTGATCATATTAAGGTAGGAGGACCATGGATAGAAATTTCAACTACTAGCGGTAGCATACCATATGTTCCATCTGGTCCTAACCCCATGCAGGGTGCGGTTAGAGTGATAAATGGACAACAAGAAGTTTGGTCTGGCGTGTCTTGGACAGGTATGTACGGTAGTAGTGTAACAATTAATTTAACTAAACGTGCAGAAGCAATAATCGAATGGGCCGATAAGAAAATGGCACAAGAACATAGGGCAGAAGAATTGGCCAAAACTAAACCTGCAGTAGCAGATGCCCTTGCTTCTGCCAAACACGCACAAGAGCAACTTGATATTATATTACTATTAACCGAGGAAAATAAATGACACCAATGATTAAAAACTTTGCCAAGTGTGGATGTGGTCGTACTAGAGATCTAGAAGGCTATTGCGATAGCAGTCACGCACTATCAGAAGAAGAATACGCAGCATTACAAGATAGTGAAGAAATTGATTGGGGCGACGATGACGATGAAGAAGTCAAACCAATTAAAGTTATCTTTGAGCCAGGCTGCTTTGATGACTTTGATGGTACACAAGAAGAACTTGAAAAACTCATGACAGACATTCAAGCAGAGTTTGCAGGTAAAACTAGGGATGAAATTGAAGAGATGGCTAATGTAGTCAATCTAGAAGATTTGATGCAGGAAGATCCAGAATTCGCAAAACATATAATGAATCTTGACAATAATAGGAAATTACAATGAAGTGGGCTAAAAAATTACTGTTTAAATGGGTAGCAGATGCACAACGTGATCAGTTTAAGGATACACAATACGTAGAAGAAACAGATATAAAGTTGTCAAGTAATGAGGTAGATGATCATGAAATTAATATGGACAAGGCTGTTAAATTTGCCATGCTGCCTGCTCGCGGTGGGTGCGTCCTAGAAATTAAATCATGGGATAAAAAAGAACGTGAGTGGGATATCGTAGCTCATGTTATTCCAGAAGGTGCAGACGTTGCCCATGCTGTGGGGCAGCTAGTTTCAATGGAAATGCTGCGTCGATGACTTTGTACACGATAGTTAATAAAATTATTAACTACTGATATTATTCAGTAAATAGTTCAACTGAAAAGGATAGAGATGACCAGCACCACAAATGAATATAAAATAGCGGTATTATTGCCAACTAGAGCTAGAACTACAGCATTAAAACTTAGTATTATCAGTATCTTCAATCGCGCACTTGATGTAGATTCAGTACAACTATTGTTGGGATTTGACAATGACGACGAAGTGGGATTAAAATATTTCTCTACTGATATCCAACCTTGGTTAGAAGATAAAGGTGTAGCATATAGTGTAGTAGTATTTGATCCTATGGGCTATAATGGATTGAATAGGTATTACAACGGATTAGCCGCTCAGGCAAATGCCGATTGGTTATTCGTATGGAATGATGATGCGCTCATGGAAACTACAGGATGGGACAGAATTGTAACTAATCATACAGGTCAATTTAAGTTACTTAAGATTCATGTTCACCGCGAACATCCTTATTCAATTTTTCCTATATATCCTAAAGAATGGTATGATTTATTTGGATTTGTATCTCGCCATCAAATGACTGACGCTGAACTCAGCCAAATTGCTTATATGCTAGACATTATGGAAATTGTAGAAATTTATGCTACACATGATAGACATGATTTAACTGGCAATAATAATGACATAACTTATCAAAAACGTGATATACTAGAAGGGAATCCTAGTAATCCACTAGACTTTCATCACTTTTCGTATGGCAATGGTAGAATAGCAGATGCTAATGTTATTGCTACCTATTTAGAATCTAACAATGTAGATCTTACATTTTGGAATAATGTTAAAGCAGGAAAACAAGACCCCTGGGAAAAACTCAGGGCCAATGATATCAACAAACAAATGACACAAACACCGGTAAAACGATAATGAGTAAAATTACAGAAAGTAAACATTTATGGCAATGTGTAATCAGCAATGCTCCAGTAACCAAGATTTTAGATTTTGGACAACATGCATATGCTGATACATTCATTGCTGAAAATCAATTAAATTTATCTGAGCCTGTATTCCCGCTCCAGTTATATTTAAGTTCGGAATCAGGTGGCATTCAACTGGGTTATGCCAGTGATGCCAAGGATCGCTATAACTTATACAGCTATAGTTATACTAGTTCCAATTCTAAGACAGCAAGAGATCACTGGGACGAATATGCCACTACTATCAAAAGCAAATTTAATCCTAAAGGATTAGTTGTAGAGATCGGCAGCAACGATGGTTACCTAATTAAACAATTTCAAGAAGATGGCGTTACCGCATTAGGTGTTGACTCGTCTAAGGATATGTGTAAGATTGCCAAGGCAGCTGGTGTTAACACTGTCAAGGGATTGTTTAACATTGAATTAGCTGATAAGCTAGAATGCGAACATGGACGAGCAAGTTTGATCATGGCTAATAACGTATTCAATCATGCCAATGATCCTATTGAGTTTGCTGTTGGCGTTACCCATTTATTAGACAAAGAAGGTTTGTTTGTCTTTGAAGTGCCATACTGGGCAAGTATGGTTGAGAGTGGTCGCTTTGTAGACATGGTATACCATGAGCATATTTCTTATTTTACTGTTAAGAGTGTTTGGAATTTGCTACAGCAAGTTGGAATGACAATTGTAGATTACGATGTGGTTGATTATCACGGTGGAAGTCTGCGTGTTATTGCTAAAATGGATACCGGTAACGGAATGCCAGCGTTAATTCAAAGTGCCATTGAAAAAGAAACAGCAATGGGTTTGTTTAACTATAAATTTTATAGCAAATTACAAACAAAATTTGAGCAACAACGTAATGAATGGCTTCGCAAATTTTATCAAATCCTAGCAGATGAACCAGATGCTGTTATTATAGGTGTAGGTGCTGCTGCTAAGGCTAACACTTGGCTCAACTGGCACAAACTAGATAAGACTCTATTGCATTGTATTACTGATGCTAGTGAGTTCAAACAAGGTAAGTATACTCCTCTGTCACGTATTCCTATTAAGGGTGACGAAGAGTTTGCGTTACATGAGAAACCATATGCGTTAGTATTAAGCTGGAACATCGGTGAACCACTAAAGCAAGCGTTACTAAAAATTAATCCAAATACAAGGTTTATATCACAATGAAATGTTACAATGTTGCTATCAACACAGAACCTGGTCTAGGCTCATTCAATGATGAGCGTGGATCTATCGTAGATATCTTTTACAAGAAGTCTATTAATCACGGCTGCATCATCAGTAATAATCCAGGTGCAGTACGTGGTAACCATTATCATAACCATACTATTCAATATACATATATTCTAGCTGGTGGATTAACTTATTACTCTCAGCCCGTAGATAAATCAGAACCAGTTTCAGTTTATGAAGCTGTTCCGGGAGATTTTATCATCAGTGATCCAAAAGAAATTCATACTATGAAATCTGGTGAGCATGGATGTGTTTTTATAGCCTTTGCTGAAGGTCCTCGTGGCGGCGAAGATTACGAAACAGATACAGTAAGAGTTGATTCTATTATTCCAGAATGAAAGTAGTTATATTCGGCGGTAAAGGTGGTATAGGTGGTGCTACTTGTGCTGCCTTTGCTGCAGTCGGATATACAGTATATTCTATTAGTAGTAAGCAAATTGACTTTGAATGGATACAAAGTCAGACTCAAGTAGATGAGTTATTAAGAAAAATTATGCCTGACGTGGTTGTTAACTGCGTCGGGCATTTTGACGATACCAATAAAGAAACTCATTTTAAAACTATGAACGTTAATGTTGGCTCTAACTGGAGCATTATCAAACATTACATGGAAAATAAAAGCACTAAACCAGTAAAAATTATCATGGTAGGATCTAGTTCCTATAACTCAATAAGAAAGAACTATATTTTATACGCTGCTAGTAAAACCGCACTATATAATGTATGGCAAGGAGCTTGCGAGTATTTTTTAGGATCTAATATAACATTAGGACTAATTAATCCTGTAAGAACTCGTACACCGATGATAGATATGTCAACTAAAGCTATTTGCCTAGAGCCAGATCAAGTAGCGCAAGCAATTTTAAACATGACATCAACTGAAGGTAATGAATTAGTTGATATGAAGTATCCAGAGGAAACAAAATGAAAATTGGAATTATAGGAAAGGGAACAGTAGGCAAGGCAGTATACGAAGGTCTTAATCATCTAGGACATGAAATGAGTTTTTTTGATCCAGCATATGATGGATCAACAATCAATGATATCTTAGGCACAGATTGTGTGTTTATCAGTGTGCCAACTAATCAAGCTGAAAATGGAGATTGTGATACTAGTATTGTAGAAAGTGTTATATCAGCATTACACGCAGCTGAATACACAGGGCTAGTTAGTATTAAAAGTACAGTAGTACCTGGCACATGTGATCGCTTATCAGCAGAATATCCAAAACTACGTATTTGCTCAGTGCCAGAATTTCTTCGTGCAAAAACAGCATTAGCTGACTTTATGTATAATCATGATCTTCTAATTATCGGCAGTACTCGTGATGAAGATTATGTCATGATGAAAGCAATACATGGTAATTTGCCAAAGAATGTTGCATGTGTTAAACCAGCTGAAGCAGAAGTTGTAAAATATTTTAACAATGTAAATCATGCTACTCAAATTATATTTGCCAACATTGCATATGAAGTATGTAAAAAACTAGGCGTAGATTACAACAATGTATATAACGCTATCATTCAACGTGATAGTATCAACCCTGCTTATCTAATGTGTAATGAGAACCTTCGTGGTTTCGGCGGGCATTGTTTGCCAAAAGATACAAGTGCATGGAACAATCTTGTTAAAAGTTTAGGACTAGAGTTTTCAATGATTCAAGCCCTTATTGATGATAACGCAAAGGTAAATGATGAGTAAAATTTTAGTAACAGGTGCCAGTGGATTGTTAGGAACAGAATTTTGCCATCAGCTTAAAGCGGCAGGTAACGAAGTCTGGGCAGTTGATAATCATAGCCGCAGTGAAACTATTCCTCCTTGTGATGAATGGTATAAAATGGATTTGTTGGCAAATGATAGATTTATTGGGCTATCATCATTACCCCGTGATTTTGATTACATTTATCATTATGGTGCTATCAATGGCACAACTAACTTTTATAAAATGCCAAATAAGGTATTAGAAAACAACTTTGTCAGTGACATAAATGTATTCAATTTTGCCGTCAAGTGTAAAAATCTTAAGCGATTAGTGTATGCATCAAGCTCTGAAGTTGTCGCTGACGATCCTGTTAGTCCTGTTACTGAGAACTCAGACGTATTCGTTAAGGATATACATAACGCACGTTGGAGTTATCGGTTAGCTAAGATTACCAGCGAAAACTTTCTGGCTAATTCTGAATTGCCTTACGTTATGCTACGATATTTCAATGTATACGGAGAAAATTCAAAGAAAGGTCACTTCTTAGGTGATCAAATTGATAAGATCAAAAATGGCGTATTTTCAGTTATTGGATCACATGAAACACGATCATTCTGTCATGTAAGTGATGCTATTCGTGCCAGTATATATGTCGCTGAGAATGCCAATCGTGTACTAGTAAATGTTGGAAATGACCGTGAAATATCAATTGGTGACGCTGTTCGTGTTATCGCAAATGAACTAGGACACCCTGACGCGGTATTTGAAGAATTACCTAGTATGCCAGGCTCTGTGACCAATCGTCGTCCAGATCTTACCAAGCTGCGTGAAATTATGCCTGATTACAATCCTTTGAGTTTTGAAGAGGGTATTCGGCAAATTTTAAGTTGACAAATTTCTATAGATCGTGTACAATTTAACTTTACTCAATCTATAGGATTTACAATGAAAAAATTAACTGTAACTTGGCAAGATGTTGAAGGCATGTGTCAGGACATTATACGACAAATTCATCTAGATAATTGGAAGCCTGACTATGTAGTTGGGCTTACCCATGGTGGACTAGTTCCTGCTACCTTGATTAGTCAATATTTAAATGTTCCAATGGAAACTCTACAAGTTCGTTTGCAGATTAATAATAATGACACCCAATGTGAATCTAACTTATGGATGGCTGAAGATGCATACGGCTATTTAGATTCTCCAAAGCAAATTCTTATCGTTAACGATATCAATTACACAGGCGGTAAATTTAATTGGATTAAACAGGATTGGGAAGACGGCTGTTTAGGACATGATGAACGTTGGGATCATGTGTGGGGTAAGAGTACTCGTATAGCCACGCTATACGACAACGAAGTGAGCAAATCAGAGCTTGCTATTAACTATAGCTCTGTTACAATTAATACGTTTACAGAAGATTGCCAGGTTGAATTCCCATGGGAAAACTGGTGGAATAAATGATTTTTACAATAGGAGATTATTATGTTTAATACAAATCAGATGGAAGCCGATACTGTGGCATTGCCTTATCGGTCAGCAGAAGAAGTTAATAGCGCAATGGGTCGAGTCTATGGATATATGAGTTTAGCAGTAATTGTATCAATGTTGGTCAGTTATTTTGTTGGCACTAGTCCTGAATTGTTAAAATTCTTTTTCACAGGAATTTTAAAGTGGATTGTAATCTTTGCTCCATTGGTAGCAGTATTTGGTGTTGCGATGATATTGGCACGTAGTCCAGGCAAAAGTACTGCCCTATTATGTTTATATGGATTTGCGGCACTAATGGGATTAAGCTTTGCCACAATCTTTGCCATATTTACCATGGGCAGTATTGTTAGTGCTTTCATGGGGGCAGCAATCTTGTTTGGAGTAATGAGTTTTTATGGTTATTTTACTAAACAAAGCTTAGATAGTTTAGGCAAGTTTATGTTTATAGGGTTAATTGCGATTATTATTGCCGGTGTTGTTAATATCTTTATTGGCAGTACTGTAATGCAAATGGTAATTAGCGCACTTGCTATCATTATCTTTCTTGGTTTGACAGCATACGACACACAACAAATTCGTGAAATGGTTAGTGTTGACTCTAGTTCAGCAGTTGAAGTAACAGGTGCGTTGACACTATACCTTGACTTCATTAATATCTTTCTTAATTTGTTACAATTATTTGGCAATAAAAACGACTGATGAATTTTACAATTGACGAATCAAAACCGTTTGATGTATCTATACACTCTGTACGTAGTTATCTAGAGAATCCAGAGAATCCTACAGCAAACGATTTGATTAAGATTTTAAAAGGTACTCACCAGTTTACCTCAATTAGAAATGAAGATAGCCCCGAGTTTAAAGCATTACGCAATCAACTAGAAGCAGAGGGTTATATTACGTGTGAGCGTGGCTGGTTGAATGGTGATCGTGTACTAAAGCCATTTACTTTAAACGGAGTTAAATTTAAAGTAAATGGTAAATTCTGCTGCGGTGGAGCAATGAATAGTCATTTAAAATGGGAAAGAGAATATGAAAACAAGAGAACAAATCATAACTAGTATGTGCTATACATGGCGGCATGATTATGGCCTAGATAAACCTGAGGGTGATGACTTTGCTAGTAAATTGTCATCAGGAACAACCCTAGCTGAGCGGGAGTTTCTATGGAAGCAAATGGCACAGATATTTGACAATGATATTGCTCCGCATATGAAGTTTGTTAGACCTCGCTTAACTAAAGAAGAAAGAATAGCAAAGCGAGAAGATCGTCGTGAACTAAAACGAACCATTGGATACAGTCGCATAGGGGCAGATGCCTTTAGGCGTGGCAGGTAAAATGTTAACACCAGACGCAGCATTAGGAATAATAGATATGTTTAAAATGATTAAAAGATGGTTTACAAAGAAACCAGTAGAACAAGCAGCACCTACCCCACCAGATAAGACAGCCAAAGAGTTAGCCACTGATCGCGGTGAAGCCTATGTTAATATTGTTAGCATGGATGTTGATCCGAATGGCATGGGCATGGGATCATTTGAGTTAGACTGGAACGCAAAGTTTATTGCTGATCTAGTCAGACATGGTTACATGATGGATCAGAATGATACTGATGCTGACATTGTGGATCGTTGGTTTACCAATGTATGCAGAAATGTAGTATTGGAAACATATGAACAATATGAAGCTATGAGCAACCGAGTTGTAAAAACACGAGATATGGGTGATGGCCGTAGTGAGGTTAGCTAGTGTCTGAAAACAAATCATTTTGGAATATATTTTTACTAAATTACATAATCTCACACGATTTTATTTGACCTTATACTGTATACCTGTTATACTTAGCATATGAAATATATTCTTATAGATACCGCAAATCTGTTCTTTCGTGCCAGACACATAGCATCTCGTGCTTCTTCCTCAGAAGAAAAAACAGCATTTTGTTTACATATCATTCTTTCTTCTGCTAATAAAGTAGCAAGAATGGTCAATGCTGATCATGTAGTGTTTGCTCTTGAAGGGCGATCATGGCGCAAAGATTTTTACAAACCATACAAAGCCAATCGTGCAGAAGCTAAGAAAGCACTAACAGATCAACAGATAGAAGAAGACAAAATGTTCTGGGAAGCATATGAATCCTTGACTAAATATTTGTCTGAGAAAACAAACTGTAGTGTCATCCGATGTCCAATAGCAGAAGGTGATGATGTTATGGCTCGTTGGATCGCATTACATCCCAATGATGAACATGTTGTTGTCAGTAGTGATACCGACATAGTTCAGTTAGTAGCACCAAATGTCAAACAATATAACGGCATAACAGATGAATTAATAACTTTAGAAGGAACATTTAATGATAAAGGAAAGATTGTCATCGATAAGAAAACTAAAGAACCTAAAGCGCCAGTTAATCCGGCATGGCTACTCTTCGAGAAGTGTATGCGCGGCGATTCATCGGATAACATCTTCTCAGCATACCCTGGGGTCAGGGTCAAAGGCACTAAAACGAAGGTTGGTCTTACGGAAGCTTTTGAAGACCGAGATAAAAAAGGATACGCATGGAACAACATGATGTTACAACGATGGACTGATCCAGACGAAGTAGAACATCGTGTGTTAGATGATTATCAGCGTAATGTAAAATTAGTAGATCTAACCGCACAGCCCGACGACATTAAGCTGGCAGTTGATACTGCTATTAAAGAACAAGTCAGCAATAAAGATGTAGGGCAAGTTGGAGTTAGATTTCTCCAGTTCTGTGGAAAATATGATCTTGCTAAATTGAGTGAAAATGCTGACTCGTTTGGTGGTTGGATGAACAAAACTTATAGTGGAATATTAGATGCTTAAGTTTTTGTTTGGAGTACTGTCATTAATAGTGTTGGTATTCGTAATAGCATTAACTTTTATAGCAGCAAAACAAGATAAAGATCGTGTTACCGTAAAATATAATTGCCGTATGCTAATCGGAAACTGGCATCCAGATTTTCCAAAAGCAGTAATAGAAGAATGTAAAAAGAGGAGTAAAGAATGACATTAATAGCAAAACCAGTAGTAGACAAACAGTTTTGGATATTACAGGAAAATAATAACAAGATTGGCAACATTGAGGCATGTGATGGTGGATTTCAAGTTAAAATCAATAATCAAGTAGTAGCACAATATAAAACTATTAAATTAGTTGAACGAAATATCAATGTTACTTTTGAAACTATCCCAAAGCCAGAGAAGAAAACTTCAAATATTGTACATGGTTATCAAGCAGCTGGTCGTGTATACAATCCAGTATGGGATGTTCCGCAAAAGTTGCCTGTATATACTAAAACAAGAAAAAGTAAATCTTGGTACGCTGCCGGGTGGTACACCGTTAAGAAAGGTCGCCATTGGACAGCAGAACAAGATCCTAAACTAATCGTTCTCAAACGATACCCTTATCAGGGACCATTTCATACTAAACAAGAGGCAGAACCTAAATGAATATGAATACAGTAAAGAATATACTAGATCAAGACATAGTTAATGTACTAGAAAATGCTGTCAACTATGGGCCACCATGGACAACATTGTACATAGCAGCCTTGCAAGAAATTACAGAATTAAGAAAACAAGTGTTAGAGTTAGGAGGAACATTGCCTAAATTGACATCTCCGATGACTGGTAATACTAATACACAAAAAGTTACTTACAAATTACCCCAGGAAAATTAAAATGACTAATCCATTCCGCGACAGCGACAAATTCATGACAGCATGTGAACAAACCATCACAGGCATGAACGACGATCAGTTCAGAATGTACACAACATTGATTACTGAAGAATATACAGAATTACAAGAAGCTATTGCTGCAGGTGATAAAGTTGAAACACTTGATGCACTAATAGACATTATGGTCGTTGTTGCTGGTGCTATCAATAGCATGGGCGCAGATGGCGAAGGTGCATGGCGTGAAGTTATGGCCACCAACTTTGCCAAGATTGATAGAAAGTTGGGTAAAGTTCGGCGCAGAGAAGATGGAAAAATTCTCAAGCCAGAAGGCTGGACACCACCTAATTTATCAAAATTTTTAAAGAGAGAACATTGAGTATACATCTACAAAAGTTCATTGAACGAGTTCGTGGTAATGACCTAAGAGGTGGCAAAGATTTTGTCATGCCCATGAAAGATGCCAAGGGAATGGCAGCTGACCTAACTGAACTGCTGTTAGAGCTTAGAAATCTTAAAGAAGCTGCCATACAGACACCAAAAGAAGAGGTTATTGAGATTAAACTGTCAGGAGGTAAATTTTAATCTCTGTATATTACTGCTAAATAATATACTATGCCTAGACCTAAGCCACAAATACTTGCTGAACTTACCAATAAGCAGACATACAAGACCGAGCAGATTTTAGCCTCGGTTGGAGTATGGGCTGTTTATTATGAGAACAATCCTATCAATATTAAAACTTCTAATATACTAGTACAATATCCAGGTCCAAAGTATAAAAAAGTAAGTTTTAGCAATCCAGGACATGCCATCAATCTTGCCAAGAAACTTAACGCTCAATTTAAAACAGATAAGTTTTCAGTAATTTTATTGAAAGATGGCGATAAAATATATCCGTAGACATTAATATGTCTACCAAACTTTTTCTCACTACAGAATTAGCAAAAATATTATCTTTTGATAAAAATTTAAACATAGATGAGTTATATAGTGATATCTGGCGAAATCTTAGAAATGACGGTGGATTTCGGCTAACCAATAAAGGTTATGAATTATTCAGTGAATATCTAGAACTAGAGCATTATACTGTTGATTTAAATGTACCTTCTGTAAGTATAAAGATGTTACTAGATTTAGACCACAAATTAAAACATCCGTATTATCTACACATATATAAACGCAATGTTGATTTAATACTGTTTGATAGTAAAGAAGCTATGTTAGCCAATTTGTACGGCGATATGAAGAAATTTCTTGACAATTATAGTTAATGTGGTTATAATAGTGACTAGTAACAAATAGGCCTTTAGTTTAGCGGTGAAAACACCCCACTCATAATGGGCGAGATCCTGAGTTCAAATCTCAGAGGGCCTACCATAGATTATAAGAATTATGTGAAGATTAATGAAAATAGATTTTAATGAAACAGAAATAGATTCAATCAATAAAACGATTCGAAAACTTAAAAAAATCAAAGAAGAACTTATGCTAAAGCCACCACCTGAGCCACGAATATCAAATACTTTAAGAGGCGAAGAAAAAATTTTTGAATCGTTTAACGCTATATTAGAATCAGATATCTCATCTATATACGGAGAGTCTGGCTCAGGTGAATATTATGTTTATTTTCACTGTGACCCAAATATACCAATTGTGGCTACAAAGAATTCTAAAAATTTATTTGCTGCTCAAATAGGATTACAATTTAAGCCTTTTTACGTTGGTAAAGGAATTGGTGATAGATGCTATGATACTACCAGAAATGATTCATATGCCAAGAAAAAACAACAGATAGCTAAAACTAACAAAGAAATATTAGTAATTAAGGTAAAAGAATCTCTAAATGAACCAGCATCGCTTGCATTGGAATCAAAATTTATTGATATTTTTGGTATTACTGCGTATCATCCATTTAATTGGTTATTGAATCTAGACGAAGGTAAGTATAAAGATGATAGGCGAGATAAATATATTAAAGGTTCAAAATATGCTATAAGAAAAAATAGAATGATTTTGAATTAAAGAATCTGCCAGTAATGGCAACTATAGGTGAAATACTATCTTGGACGCGGCTATCGTATGCCGCCATCTCCACCACACTTCGTTTGAAGCATATTTTAATAAAGTATGTTTTGAACGGGGATGAAAGGATTCGACAGGGTTGAGCTACACTTATGGGGATCGTCACCAGATAGACGTTAAAAGTGAAAAAACCTAGACGCAAACGCATCTAAAGGCGAAGTAACTGTATCAGCAAGCAAAGGAATTCGTTTCTCTGCTCGTAGTTCAGTGAAAGCCGAAACTTTCGCAGTTTAATCACTGGCGTAGGGTAGTTATACCTAGTAACAGAAAATAGCAATAGGGACTTCGGTCCCTATTTTTATAAAAAAATCATTGACATTATTCCTCATATAGCTTATAATAACTGTATTCAAACTCACAAAGAAAATCATGGCACACTTTTTAAAATCAGGCAATACCTACAAAGTAGCTTCAGAAGAAGCATTAGATATTCATTCTACATTACCAGCCGGTAACTATGTAATCAAGATTGACATGTTTGAAAACTTATATCTTGAACATATTGATAGCTTTAATGTATCAGGCAAGATTTACGGTGATACACTTAAAAACACAGATCGTATCATCAACACATTTTGGGAACGTCCTGGTTCTACTGGTGTTATGCTTACAGGTGAAAAAGGGTCGGGGAAGACATTACTAAGCAAAAAGATCAGCATTGAGCTGGCTAAGCAAGCGGTACCAACCATCGTTATTAACGATGCGTTTACAGGCGAGAAGTTCAATACGCTCCTACAAACTATTAGTCAACCTTGTATTATTCTGTTTGATGAGTTTGAAAAAGTCTATGACAAAGATGAGCAAGAAGCTATTCTTACCCTACTTGATGGCGTGTACTCAGGTAAGAAATTGTTTATTCTAACTTGTAATGACAAGTGGCGTGTTGATCAACACATGCGTAATCGGCCTGGTCGTATTTTCTACATGATTGACTTTACTGGATTGTCACAAGAATTTATCGTTGAATACTGCGAGGATAATCTTAAACACAAAGAACACATTGAGCGTATTTGTTCATTGACTAACCTGTTTGCTGAGTTTAACTTTGACATGCTTAAAGCATTGGTTGAAGAAATGAATCGCTACAACGAAGCTCCACAGGACGCAATGAAAATTCTGAACACCAAGCCTGAATTTGATTCAGGATGCCGGTATGATATTTCATTGATTGTTGAAGGTAAAGTCCTTGATGTTAAAACTTATCCTGAAGTTTTTGAAGGTAACCCACTTGCCAATACTGTT